TATACGGGTATCCCTGTTCTACGGGTTCGATTTCGAGGGCTTTAAGTACGGCATTCCAATCTCTGCCAAGGTGATAGAACAGAATAAACGATGGAGGAAGGCACCAGACAGGATATTGCTCTTTATTGTGCCAATGGGGAAAGTTGCTCATAGATGCGCTGAATATCATCACCCTTCGTGCATTATAATACACTTTAGCGGATATGCCGGCCGAATCACTACCCTTGCGCCTGTAGGCTTGGAATTTGTCATTCTTGCCGTACTTGTAGCCCTGTATAGGCAGCAGCCCTATATCGGATAGTATAGCATCGAATGAGTTGTCATCTATTAACTTGTCATATTCTGCCAACTGCGATTCATACCCTGCCGGGTAGCTGATTGCTTTCTTACTCGGATCGTACTTCGGCTTATACTCGTTAAAGTATTGTGAAACTTCTATCAGGTAGTTATACTCACTTTCCGTTAATTCCTGCACATCCTCCATACTTTGGTGAAATTCTGTATAGCCGGGTGTTGGAAATGTGTAAACTACAGGCCCATTTGAATACAGGGCAATTACCTCGTTACCCTCCAGCGATTCTGCAAGCGGTGTTTTGCTCGGTAGCGCTGCGTAGTTAAGCCATACGTGATACCCTGCGTTGCGAGTTTGCTCTATGAATACCTTGCTAAAGATTTCCGGTGCTTCGTTGGTTATAATTGCCATCCACTTACCGAATAGTTCTTTATCCTTAGTATTCTTGAGGTCGAAGTCAAGGCAGCCGTAGTTATTGCCTGTGAGTATCATCAACCCATTATCCGTAGGGCGCAGGTGCAGGTCATCGGGATTACTCCAGTTGCGATGTGATACAGGTTGCTTGGTTGCAGCATCCCATTGTATGGGGATGACCTTGAGGCCGAGTTGTTGGTAATCGGTGTATTGGTGCATGGGTGGTGGTGGTTATTGTTTACGCTGCGTTTACGCAATTAATATTATAAAATGGCTTATAAATTTTTATTAGTGTAGTCTCTACTTTACAAATTTCTTTATAAGAATTATACTCAAACATTATAACTTTAGTAAAATCTTTTTTATGTTTATGAGAGTTCATCCTTGAATACAAATTAGTAGTTCTTCCAATATAAACAATTTCACCATTTAAAATAAGTAAATAAACAAAAAACTTATTTCGATCTTCCATTAAACTGACATCAATACCAGTTTTATCCATTGAATAAGTTGCAATTGGGGGTGGCAAAAATAGTGATTCTAATGTATGCATAATAATTATTTTAACTAATTATTGAATCAAATAATAAAAAGAATTCCTCCGGCGTATGCACAAACTCATAAATCCCCCCCGCTTGCCGTTCCCTTTGCTGCTCGGCAAGTTGTTCGGGGCGGGGTTTGTCTTTGCCTACTTTAATTTCGATCATAACTGATTTGCCTTTCACGGTTGCCGAAATATCAGCCGTTCCCTTCCGTGTTGCGGATGGGATAAACTTTCCGTTAATCTGTCTGCCCATTGTGTTAATCCGTGTAGCACGGTATCCCGACCAGTTCAGGAAGTTAATAATAAACGTAGTCAGCCCATTGGACTTAGTAACTACAGGCGTTGGCGGCCCGGTGTAGAATCCATCCTTAACAAATGTTGGACTACGTTGATTAACGTAATTGTAATGGGCGGTGTTATAGCGTATTTTCCAGAGGGGGTGTTGTTTCATATTGCTGAATTGCTTTAAAGATTTGATAAACCACTTGTGGTACTATAGCGTTGCCGGCTGCTTTGATTGATTCGTTTCTCCACTTAGAAAAGGTAATTCCGTCCAGTCGGGAGGAAAGCCCATCATCTCGAGAACAAATGGGGGATTGAGTTGGGAAGTTTTGCCAGTTTGAGCGAACGCATTCGGAAGCGAATTTGTCTGATTCCTTCCTGCTTCCTCTAATGCTTCCGTTGACCTTGCTCCTTTGTAATCCCGTGTGGCTGGTGTCGGCAACATCCCCATACTCATTGCCCGTGTCAGCGTTACTGAGTGCATACTCCCCTCCTTCACCTGGCTGCTCTTCATCGTTGCCGTTGCGTTGGTTGAGTCCATTGCCGTTGGGGTGGGCAGTAGGCCATTCATTGCTAAGTCCTTCAATGGTGCGCTTCCGTTGTGTCCTTGATTGCTTATTATTCTGCCCGATGGTGTTATTTGCCCGGCCGGATTCTGCATTGAATCCATCGCTTGAGGTGTTGGGAGTAGATATTGTCCTCTCTGACGAACTCCTGCCATTATTTGTGCTTCTTCGTTCAATACTTTCCCCCCTTTCCCGTTCGGTCTGCTTCCTGGGTTTGATGCTCGAGCAGTAGGCAACAAACCAAACCCTATCCCTTCTGTGTGGGCAAGAGCCGACACCTGCAGCTGGCAGTACATACGGCCATACTTCGTACCCCTGAGCTTCCAGGTCAGCTTGCACCTCGTGGAATACCAATCCCCCTGACCAATTAACAAGGCCGAGAACGTTTTCGCCCACAACCCAACGTGGTTGAATTTCTCTAATTGCTCTAAGCATTTGCGGCCAGAGATGTCGATCATCTTCCTTTCCTTTTCGCTTTCCGGCTGATGAGTATGGTTGGCATGGAAATCCTCCTGTGAGGATGTCAATTTTTCCTCGGTGAATAGTGAAGTCTGTTTTAGTGATGTCATGATATGAAATTGATTGTGGCCAATAATGATGTAATACTTTTTTACCAAACTCGTTCCATTCGCAATGGAATACGTTTTCCCAACCCATCCATTCAGCAGCCAGGTCAAAGCCGCCTATGCCGGAGAATAATGATCCGTGGGTCATAGTAATGAATTTTTATTCTTGTCAAGATTAGTAAGTTGCTTCCCCACCTTATTCGGCAAAGGGTATATCCGTTCAAATTCCTTGTTCGGCATCCATCTTTCGTTAACCCAATGGTAAAGCACCCCGTTGCGGATTGTGGCGGTTGTGTTTAGCCGAAAGTATTTTCGTTCGATGTATTGGTGGATGGTCATGGTTTGTGATTAAGGGAGGGGTTAATTTGTCCCCTCCCTGGTGAGTTAGAAGGGTAATCCTGAATCTTCAGTAGCAGCCTGCGCAGGTGCTGCATCTTTCTTCGGTGCAAGTGTAACCTTGTTATCAGTCCATACTACCGCACCATTTCCAAAGTAGGTTTTACTTTCTTTAGCTTCCCTTTGCTCCTTTGTCTGCGAAAGGTAAAGAGATACATTCTGATTGTAGGCATTCGCTTCATCGTTTACTGCGATGGTGAAGGCTACTCCTTTGTCTGCGTATGCAAGCAGTTGCTCAAGTTTCGCCTTTGTGATGTAGGCGTTAATAAGTGTTGCCATTGATTCGCCGGTTAATCAGAGCCGGTATGATTTAGAACCACCTACAGGACTCGAACCTGTATCTCCCCGCATTACACGGGGACGTTATCCCAAGCCGATATTTATTTTCGGTTACGCCAAGGTGGTTGCCGTGCTTATTTCAACCCCATTTTAATTATAACAAGTATGCAGACAATACAAGCAATTAAAGCAAGTCCAGAAAAAATATAATTTTTATTTTTATCTTCTTTTTTATAAATTACATAATTAAATAAAAATAATATTGCAAATATTATACCCACAATTAATTTTTCCATAACTTTTCTATTTAAGCGTTACCGCCACCGATGTGGTAGAAGTTTTCGCAGGTGGATAATGTGTTTCAACTTCGCCTGTGGATGGGTTAAGTACCTGTATGCCGGATGTGGGCAGTCCTTTGTGATAGGTTTCTAAATCCTTAACGTAATCGTTTATAGCCTCTTGCTCTAAATACGATTGAGACAACGATTTATTCCCACATCCCGAATAATCATACTTAACCCCCACCTCCCGAATATCAACCTTTGCATTGTGATACTGAAAGGACTTGCCATGTTTCTCGGCATCATCCAGTACGATAGCTTTATAAGCAGGCATTGAGGTTAATTGCTTTACTACTTCCTCTATGCATTTCATCCGGATGTGTAACTCCATAGGGTTAATGCGGCCGTTCAGTAATTCATCGAAGATTTCACGTACAACCTGTGTACGTTCTTCTTTTGTAGTGTGGTTAAATTTAATCAGTTCCATTATCTGTAGTGTTTAAAAGGTTAAAGGTATTTTGTTGTGCTTCGGTTAGCTGGCATTCGGTACGTACCCAATCGTAAACGGTTACGGTTGATCCTTTGATACATTCACCATCTTGAATTTTAACGATAGCGTTTTGGAATTGCTCATCTGTTAGGATGCGTTTGGTTTTCCAACTTTCGGCAGCAATATCGTAAATGCTGCCATTAATATGCCCTACTGATTCCATCTCTTCGGGTACGTAAACAGGGCCTGCGAATACATCCGGAGTGTACCACTTAACACCGTTACTCATCGCACGTGCAAATAGCATATTACGTGGGAACTTGTCGGTGTTTTTAGTACCTGCTTTCTTGGCATCTTCAATAGTGAAGGTAGAAGTACCAATCATTTCAGCACCTTCGTAGTAATCAATAGAGCATACTTTGTCGGTCTG